CGGAGGCATCATCGTACCGTCGATTTCCAGCGATGGCCACACCTCAAAAGTGAGTTCGACGGGGAGCCGTAGCTCGGTCTGGTGGGTCATCTTTAGTTTTTGCTTGGGCATTGTCTTTCTCTCGGTTGGCTTCGATACGAGCAAGGAGCTCGGATTCTTCAGTGGCGCGGGCAAAGGCCTCATCGACGAGCTTGGCAGCGACCTGGGAGATCGGCATCTCGTAGAAGAGAGCCATCTCTTTGAGTTGCGCGTGCGCGAGCTCGGGCAAAGTGATCGTGTGAAAGCGCCGGCCGGGGCGCGTGGAGGGTGACAGGCGGTACGGATCCTCGCGGTGCTTTCTACTGGGCCCACGCTTACGAGGGCGGCCGCGCTTCTTGGGCTTTGGTTTGGGGGGCTTTTTCAGGTGGTCCAATCCGTTCGCTCCTAGTCGGTCTTTGAATTGGTACTTCTTGGGTTCGACCTCCTTGGGGAGGTTCATCCAATGCTCGATGACCCAGTCTTCAGGGACGCTGTAGCCGTTGACGACCTCTCGGGGAACGGGAACGATCTTTAAGGGAGGAGCCCCTACTGGGTTCTTTGGAGGAAAGGCTGGGATCTTGATCACGTGGCGCGGCACCGCCCATCTCCTTTCTTGAAAAAGGACCGGGGGGATTAGCCCCGGTCTAACCGTCATCATCTGAAGCGAGTCCCACCAGACTCCCCGTGATTATGCCGCTTCCCCCCAAGAAGGTCCAGTCTCAACATCCACGCGAGACGGGACTTCCAAGGTGACCGCCCTGGCCATGATGTCCGCCGCCTCGCGGGCCTCTTCAACAGTATCAACAGAGATGGCGACCTCGTCGTGGACCTGGAGCAGGAGCTTAAAGCCGGCCTTGTGGAGCGCCACCATGGCAGCCTTGGTCTGATCCGCTGCCGAGCCTTGGATGAGCCTGTTCAGGCCCTTGTAGGTGCCGGCACGCTTGATCCGTTGTCCGTAGGCCATGATCGCCTGCTCGTAGGGCAGAGCCTTGTTCACGCCGTACTGCACGGGCTCCCAGAGCGGGAAGCGGCACTTGCGGCCCAGGAGCGTGCGGATCGCGCCACCGGAGCCGGGGTGTTCGATGCGGCGCATGACCGCGTCCACCGTGCCACGAAGGAAGGGGACCTTGCTGTGGAAGGTTCCGATGAGCTCGCTCGCCTCTTCCAAGGGCAGGTCCAGGCTGTTGGCAAGCTTTTGTTTGCCCATGCCGTACATGAGCCCCAGGCCGATGGTCTTGGCGGCCTTGCGTTTGATGCCAGCCATGTCCGCGACCATCTGGTGGAAGTCCGTATCTGGGTTCTTACGGTAGGCGTCGGCCATTTTCTCAGCGCCCGGGAGGCCTAGAAGTGTGGCGTAGTGGACCAGGAGCCGTGGTTCTTGAGACGAGAAGTCATTAGCCGCCCAGAGGTTGCCTTCTTCGGGGAGGAAGAGGCTGCGTACCATGGGGCCGATGATTTCGTGTCGGGCCGGAACCTGTTGGAGGTTGGGGTTGGCGGCGGACAGGCGGCCGGTGACCGTGCCGCCGTCTTCGTTCCGCATTTGGTTGAAGTGCGTATGGATGCGGCCGTCGCGGCGGGCGTGCTCGAGATAGGGCGTGAGGAACGTGCCGTGGGTCTTGTTCAGTTCTCGCGCCTCCACGATCATCTTGGCCATGGGGTGCTCGTGGGTGTCCAGGAAGCTCTTGGTGAAGCTCGGTGCCCCTTGAGCCGTGCGCGGGTACTCGATGCCCAGCTTGTCAAAGGCCTTGGCGATGCTGGCCGCTGCCCAGATATCGACCTGCGTTCCAGCCTGCTCCTTGAGCGTTTGCAGGAGCTGCTTTTCCTTGTGCCGCATGTCGTGAACAAGACGCTCGCACTGAGTACTATCGAAACGTATCCCGCGATAGGTGACGTCTATCAGTATAGGGAGGAGGTCGATCTCGAGATTGAAGATCGACTCGACATCTTCAGATCGCAGGAGCGCTTTGAAGTGATGCCAGATCTTGAGCGTGAGCGCGGCGTCTTGCTCGGCGTACTCGCCCACGTGCATGGCGGGGAGTTTCCAGAGTTCCTTTTTGGCGTGTACTCCGAAGTCTCCAGCAGCCTCTTTCAGGCCCTGCTCTGATTTGACTTCTTTAAGGTAGTCAAAGCCCAAGGCGTTGAGGCTGTAGCTGAAGCGGTTCTCGTCCAAGAGGGGCGCGGCGATCATCGTGTCGTAGATGCGGCCGTTGACCGTGAAGCCTGAAGCTCGAAGCCAGCCTATGTCGTAGGCGGCGTTGTGGCAGATTTTGTCAGCCGGCGTAGCAAGGACGTCGCCAATCCAACGCTCCACAATACGGCGATCGAGATTGCCACCACCGGCATGAGCAACAGGAAAATAACCAGCCCACCCATCCACTGCAATAGCGTAACCAACGATGTAGCCATCTCGGCGCGGCCAGCCGGGCCCCATCGACTCCATGTGCGGATCACACGTTTCGAGGTCAATTGCGATCTCCTTGGCTTCGCTTAAGTTGGGGAATGTTTGAGGTGGCAGCCACTCAGATACGCGGGGGAACATGGGGAGTGTGGATAGGTCACGTTTCTTCACAATCGAAATCCTTTTCGCTCGTCTTTCGGCAACACGATGTGGAGCGTCTGCTTGGCGCGTGTGATGCCGACATAGAGCAGGCGGTTGATGTCATCCGCATTGCGGTCGTATTCCTTGGCGAACTTGGTCGTCAAGTCCCCCATCAATAGTACGTTGTCGGCCTCACCGCCCTTGGCCGCGTGGATCGTGGAGAGCTTGATCGGCACTTTGCCCGTGAGCCGTGTTCCGCGACGCAGAACAGCGATCAAGTAATGGCGCTGGTTCTCCGCGATCTTGGTCAGGGCCTCATGCCAAATGGCATCCGACAGAAGGCCGTGCTTTTCTTTCAGGGAATCGAGGGTGTACATCGCACCCGGGTCGGCCGTGCGCAGGCCCTTGTAGCCGTGCTTCACGAGCTTGGTGTCGAGGTACTTGTAGATCGTCTGGACGACATTGAAGGGCACCTCTTGGCCCTTGCGAAGGCGCTCCCAGCCAATGACAGCGGTGAGCACGGACTCGGGGATGGACCGTTGTCCGAAGCGCTCAAAGAGTAGGCCCTGGCTTTTCAACCAGTCGTACATGTCGGTCAGCATGTAGTTGGCGGCAGCGAGGATCAGCCAATCGCCTTGTGCGACGTTGACGTCATGCCAGTCCTGGTAATAGTGGATGCTGCCGACTTCTTCGCGGGCACGCCACTCCTTGGGCTGGCGTTTTTTGATCCGGTGGACGACGGCGTTCGCAAGCTTGTGGATCTTGGCCGGCACGCGGTAGGACTGCTCGAGCACTTTGATCTGGCCCGCGAAGTTCAAGAAGCTATCGACGTCGGCCCCGGCCCAGGTGTAGATGGCTTGGTCATCGTCGCCTGCCAGAAAGCAGCGCTGGGAGCGCAACGCGAGTTGCTCTACCAGCCTCCATTGCAAAGGTGAAAGGTCCTGTGCTTCGTCGATGATGAGCGCCTCGAGCCGTGGCAAGCGCTCCGGCTGCTGGACGATCATCTCCAGGAGGTCAGTGAAGTCCAGAAGGTTGCGGGCGTTCTTGTAGTGACGGTACGCACGCTCGATGAATTCAAAGTAGTACCACTCGATTTCAATCTCTGAGCGGTTGTAGTGTTCGCGCAGGTCCAGGCCCTTGATCCGTGCGATGTTGATCTCGTTCAGAATCGGATGATCCGTCTTGACAATGAAATCTTCTTCGCCAGTGTCAGTTGCGAGCGTGATGCCGGCCTCGCGTGCGAACTCTTGGTAGTGCTCGACATCCATCATGTCTTTTGTGCCAAGGCCCAGGCAGCGGTAGGCGAGGCTGTGGAGCGTCCTGAACCAAGGGAAGTCCGTGTCAGGCTTCAGGTGCGGGAACTTTGCAACGCCCCGCTCCTTGGCTTCGTTTGCGGCCTTGCGCGTAAAAGCAAAGTAGCCGATCTGTGCGGGCGAGACACCGGACTCGAGCTCATGCTCAACGATGCCCAACAGGAAGGTTGTCTTGCCTGATCCCGGAGGGCCGAAGACTTTGGTGATGTTCAAAACGGGCTCCCTTTCTTCTGCTCAGGAGAATCGAAAGGCGCGTCTTGCTTGGCAAAGGCAGGCATGTGCCAGCAGCGCACGGTCCTGTTTTTTATGAAGAGGCTGATGGGCTCGCCACCCAGTTCGCGCAGGCGCTGCGCAATCTTCGCGGTGGATAGGCCCTTGAAGTTGCTGCGAAGCAAATGAGCCTCGAGGTCTTTCATGCGGAAGTAGACACGAGCATCGTCCTCGTTCACCCAAGGACGGCCCATGAGCAACTCATCACGGTCCATGGCCTGTTGTCGGTGGGCCGCGAACTCTTCCAAGAGGTCATTGAAGCGCCCGGTCAAGCTCGTGTCTTCAGGCGCTTCGACGATCTGCTCGCTCTCGACCATCTCGCGCAAGAGCGCGTTGAGCGTCTGCTCCCAGTCTTGCTTACGCAGCGTCGGAGGAAGCACGTTGATCTTCTCCAAGCACGCCTTCTGAAAAGCGGCTTGGTTAAAGAGCGCCTCGGTGTCGAGCTCGATGCGGCGGCCGTTAATGTCGAGGAACCAAAGCGGTGGCTCGCTGTTGTACTTCGAGAGCGACGACATCTGCGGGCTGTCCGGGCCGTCTGCGCCCACGCCGTACTTGCGCGTGCGGCACAGGCCACTATTGCAGAATTGGTTGAGCGGGGCGTCCTTGCACTTGTACTTGTAGTCTTTCTTGTGGAGCTGCTTGATGATGATCTGGAGCTCGTTGTTCGGGAGCGGCGGACCTACGTACTTGAGGTTGTGCTCAACGAGCTTGTCATCCCAGTGCACGGGGTCCAAGCGCTTCAGATAAATGCCGATGTTGAAGAGCGAATTGTTCCGTGTTCCTTCAGGCACGCCCTGTGTGCAAAGCGTCTGAAGGCAGGGCGGCCCATCCTTGATTGGGTGGTCAGGCTTCTTGGGTTCCTCAGGAGGCTCTTGGTCCGGGGGCCGTGCCCACTGGGCATGCAGTTCGTAGAACTCTTCGAGGGTCGCGGCGCTGCCATCGTCGCGGATGGCGTAGCGCATGGTCTGATCACCGCCGAAGTAGGGCAGGTTCAAGAAGTTGCCGGTGTCGCCGCGCTCGACCAGGATCTCGGCCTGCTTAGGGAATATCTCGCGCCCTGCTTCGCCCAGCACTGCTGCGCAGGCCTTGAGGTAGCGCTGCATGTTGAGGGCAGGCATGGGCTCTGTGGAGAAGCGAAAGACGTGAGCGCCGCCCGACTTGCTGCGGCAGACGACGAGCGGGAGCTCAAGCTTGCGGATTTTTTGGACGAGCCCCGCGTGGTCAAGCGGGTACTGGTCGATGTCAATGCAGCCCCAGATGCAGGTGTTGTCTGCGCGAATGGGGATGATGCCAAGAGAGGGTTCGACGCCTTCGAGGTGCTTGACCCAGAGGTCGTCGGTCGGAGGCTTGCGGACGACAACGGCTTTGCCGGCTTGCTTGCCGCTTTCCTTCGATGTCTCGATCTTGTACGTCCCGTAGGCGACGTCTAGACCGCTGAAGATTGCCTTGAAACGGGTGATATCAGTCATTTCTTCTTTCTCGGAGGCAGGGCCTACCGGCTAGCGCTTTCGGCCCTGGTCAATCAGAATGGTGCGTCAGTGGGTGTTCCCTCTGCACCCTCGTGCTTGACCTTCACGTCGCCGGCCGACACCGACTGCGCGAATGCCTTGCAGGTCTGGTACATGCCTGCGTCTTCGACCGGACCAAAGCGCTCAACTTCCCAGCCGTACCACTTGCCCTTGTCGTTGCTTTCAGCAACGGTCGTGAGCCAGTAGATTTGGCTGTACATCGGAGGCGTGAAGAGACCGTTCTTGCCCTGCATCTTGACGCTCTGCATCATGCTGTTCCACTTGCGGCTCTTTTTGAGCTGCGTGGACTTCATGCTGATAAGCGCAGGGCTCGGAACGCCGTCCTCGTCCAAGACCATCACGTAGTGATTGGCCGTGTTCTCGATGTAGTTTCCGTTGTCGAGATAGTCCTTGTTGTCGCCCGGCTCTTTGTGGGTCTTCGACAGAACATCGCTGGTTGCGGGGTGAATGTGGATCGGGGCACCTGTGCCTTGGCCACGCGGAGCCCATTCGATGTACTGGCGAACATAGGCGCACGGAATGACTTGGATGCCTTTCTTGCCGTCATAGATCTTGCCCGTGACGGTGTTGTAGATCATCCCAGGCATTGCGCCGTCGATCTCACCCACTTCAGGCGAGGTGTTGGTCAAGAGCCGCAGGAATGGAAGTGCATAGTCTTCCTGCGTCATACCGTCAAAGCCAGCGCCAGCATCCTGCTCGAGGTCACTGATGATCGCGAGCGCGTTTGTAGAAGCCGAAACGCCACCTACTGCAACTTGAGTCTTAGCCATGATTCCTGATCCTTGGTTCGTGATAAATGTTAAGCAGACTTGATAGTTGCTTTCTGGCCGATGAACACGCCAAAAAGCTCCGAATCGACGGGTTGCCCCTTCTCGATCCGTTCCTTCACCCAGGCCTTGAGAGTCTGGGGCTCCACTTTCTCCGTCTGCTCGGGGATGAACCCTTGCTCGCGAAGAAGCTGGATCATGCGGGCGGCAAGCTCGTCCTCTTTCCGCCCAAATCGAACACTGACGGTGTTCTTGATGATGTCGTCAAAGCCATGGTCGCGCAGCCACTTGAACGCCTCAGCCTGCCGTGCCTTGGAGATGCTGGCTCCGTAGAACGGCTTGACATCAATCATCGACCCATCCTCCATGACAAACTTCTTCATGCCCGCTTCGGCCATGGCCTCGGGGATGGACACCTCAGTGAGGTTGCGGTACTGCTCTTCCTTTTCCTTCAACGACGCGCCGAGGTCCTCGAGCTCTTTCTCAAGCATCTTGGCACGCTTGGCGAGACCGGCAATGCCAGACACGCTTTCATCCGACACCTTGAGGGCGTCGGCGTCGTTCTCAAACAGGTTAGTAAGAGTCATCAGATTCTCCTTTCTTGAACAAATCAACCTCGATGGGGATGTAGCGGTGCTCGCGCTTGTCCCACTTGAGGCACTTAAAACGGCCGTTGTTACGGGCCGCAGCTACTGCGCAGCAGATGCCGATCGCAGAGGGGTCGCCAATGAGGAGCAGGTAGTCCTCATCAGAGAATTTTTCCAGTTTGCGCTGAACGCGGCGCACAGTGGGTACGACGCTGAACGCGACTTGCGCATTGGGCGGGAGGATTGTTTCAATTTTGCCGTAGTCCAAAGCCGACGCGATGTTGTGCGTGGTTGTTTCGGATACGACGTAGACAGTAGGCACTGAATTTCTCCTTTCTCAAGTAGAGCGGCCAGTGTACACTACGCGGTACGGGCTTTGTCAAGCCCCTTCAAGAAAGGAGATCCACGTGGACCATTTTCTCTCGACGTACCCGTTCAAGAACAAGCCCTTTACCCATCAAGCTGCTTACCTTGAGCGCTTCTGGGATGAGCGCGTAGCTGCGCTTTTCGCGGACACCGGCACGGGCAAGAGCTATATGCTCATCAACAACATCGCGATGCTCTACGACAAGGGCAAGATCAACGCGGCCCTGATCGTAGCGCCCAAGGGTGTCTACCGCAATTGGTTGCGCATCGAGATACCTAAGCACATGCCTGACCATGTCGTCTATCGCATGGCGATCTGGTCTCCAAGCCCACGAAAAGCAGAGCAGCAGGCGCTCGACCGGCTGTTCGAGGTGAGCGAGGACTTGAAAATCTTGATCATGAACATCGAGGCGTTTAGCACGCAAAAGGGCACGTCGTTCGCCACGCGTTTTCTGCTTTCGCATGACGCCTTGATGGCGATCGATGAGAGCACAACGATCAAGTCGCATACCTCTGCGCGAAGCAAAAACACCGAGAAGGTTGGAATCGGAGCACGATATAGGCGGATCATGACCGGGTCCCCCGTGACCAAGTCACCAATGGACCTTTACCAGCAGTGCGCATTCTTGTCTGATGATTGCTTGAACATCCACAGCTACTACGCGTTCCAAGCGCGATACGCGGTGGTGGTCGAGCGCCACCTTGCGAGCCACAGCTTCAAGCAGGTCGTAGGCTACCGGCATCTGGACGAGCTCAAGCTCATGCTCGACACCTTCAGCTTTCGCGTGAAAAAGGAGGAATGTTTTGACTTGCCAGACAAGGTGTTTTTACGGCGGGATGTCGAATTAACGCCCGAGCAACGTCGGGCATATGACCAAATGGTCCAAGCCGCTTTGGTCACCCTTGAGCAAGGCATGACGACGACCGCCAACGTCTTGACTCAAATTATGCGCCTGCAACAAATCGTATGTGGCCACATCACTCTGGATAACGGCGATCTGATCCCCTTAAAGAACAATCGACTTGATGAGTTGCTGGCGGCTATTGAAGAGTCTGATGGCAAGATCATCATCTGGGCCTACTTTCGGCATGACATTGAAGCAATCCAACTTGCGCTGGCCAAGACCTATGGCATGAGTTCGGTAGAAACGTACTACGGAGACACGCCAGCAGAGAAGCGCTCAGAAATCGTAGATCGGTTTCAAGATCCAAACAGCGACTTACGGTTCTTTGTGGGGCAGCCGAGAACAGGAGGCTACGGTTTGACGCTTACAGAGGCGCACACCATGATCTACTACTCCAACGGATATGACCTGGAGGTGCGCTTGCAATCTGAAGCGCGGATTGATCGGTATGGCCAGAAGCACAAGATGACGTACATTGACCTCACGTCGCCTAATACGGTTGACGAAAAAATCGTTGAAGCGTTGCAAAAGAAAATGGACATCGCCAACCTTATTCTTGGCGAGCATGCGAAAGAGTGGATACAGTGACATGTGATAGGATTGTCTTATCACATGTCATTGGAGCTTCAAATGGCGATCAAGCACGGGCACACTCGGGCAAGGAATGGTCGATGGTCAAGCCTTTACATTCGCTTCATGAACTTAAAGGCCCGTTGTCTTAGGCCCTGTGATCCGGATTATGTCCGCTATGGAGCCAAAGGAATCACGGTTTGTGATCGATGGCGTTACGGAGAAGAAGGGTTGACAGGGTTCGAGTGCTTTCTTGCCGACATGGGAGAGCCTCCTTTTGAGAAGGCCAGTATTGATCGAATTGATCCAAGCAAAGGATATGGCCCAGACAACTGCCGCTGGGCATCTGCAAAAGAGCAAGGAAACAATCGCAGAACAAATCGCTGGGTCGAGATAGAGGGCGAGCGCCTCACCGTCCAACAATGGTCAGAACGTAGTGGGGTAGGACCAAAGACAATTATCTACCGCTTAAACCAAGGCATTGCTCCCAAGCAGGCGGTCTTTGTAAAGCCCAGTCATGCCCGTAGATGGGCGAAGGAACTCTAATGGCTCATCTGATCCGTCAGCGGCAAGACTTCATCTACCCCACGCTGTCCCGCGTCGATGCGGCAACCGGCCGCGTCTACAAGGTGCCGGAGTTTGAGAATGTGCCGTCAGTCACGACGATCCTCGACCGGACCAAGGACAAGGCCAAACTCAAAGAGTGGGCCGACCGCGTGGGTCATGAAGAAGCTGAACGGATCAAGCGCGAGGCAGCCTACGTCGGCACCACCATGCACGCGACCATCGAGTCGTTCTTGGCCAGTGAGCCGTTGACCATGGGCCAGGACTGGCTTGCCTTGCGCGGCCATCAAATGGCATTCGCCCTCATCAACCGCCACTTCAAGGACATTGACGTCGTCCACGGCTTTGAGGTGGGCCTGCATTACGAGGGCCGTTATGCGGGGACCACCGATATGGTTGCAACCTATCGGGGCAAGCTTGCGATTGTGGACTTCAAGCAAGCGCTAAAGCCGAAGCGCCATGAATGGATCACGGACTACTACCACCAGCTTGCTGCGTATGCGCTCGCGCACGACAAGATGTTTGGAACGACGATCGAGTTTGGAGTGATCCTCGTGGCCGTGCAAGACGGCACGACGCAGGAGTTCACCACAGCCGGCCGAGAGTTTGAGGACTACAAGGCCGGCTGGATGGAGCGACTTAAGCAGGCGGAGGCGGCTGCTGTTGCTGGGCAGCCATCGCGCTGATGGTGTCAAACGGGAATAGCTGCTCAAGCATGGCCCGGCTCTGCGTAGTCGGGGCTTGTGATTGAGGCCCCGGAGCCGGCTGACCGCCTCCCTGTGGCACCCCTGGAGCTCCTCGAGTGGCAGGAGCCGGAGGCATCTGCCTGAACATCCGCGAGGACTGCGAAGGCTGGGAGAACGGTTCCGGTTCGGGCGGCGGGGGCTCCTCGAAAATCGAGCTAACCGCAGTCAATCCCGAAGAGATCATGTAGGAGTTGAGCTTCCTTGCGATCTCAAACTTCTCTCGCGCAGTGCGGCCTTGCCTGAGAAGCGTAGCCATGAACTCAGGGTTCTGGCTTGCCTTCTCGATCATACGACGCAGCTCCAGAGTCGGCATTTGATCAAAAATCTGCCGCACCATTCGTGATCCAATACCAGCGGCATACAAGGCATGGCCCCCGGACCCCGCCGCTGCCGCGCCAATGTTGATACCTAAAAACCGCAATGCGGCATCTTCGACTGCTGATGCACCCGTAATGAAGTTCTCCAACGGCACGTTGTTCTCAATGCCATTTTCAATCCGGATCATCGGATTCATCAAACGCTGAACACCCTTTTGCTCACTCAATGTGATGATGCCGTTATTGCGCATGATGTTCATCACAGACGGCTGCTGGAACGAGGTCCCTGGTTCGCCAGGAGCACGGCCGTACAACACTTCCAGATACTTCTTCGGGCTAAAGTTTCTTGCCCCGCCGGCAGCATCGTAGGCGTACTCGTACACAGAGGCCTTGAGACCGTTGATGGCTTCAGGGCCCCCGGCTCGGGCAAGCTTGGCGATCTGCGCGAAGTCGCGAACAGGGTTTTTCCCCTTGAGAGCGTCCGCTACTGCAACAACAGGATTCTCTCCACCCGCCAACACCTGGGCAAAGGCGGTTTGTTCCCGCAGGGTCTTGTTGAGGGCGCTGTTCTCAAGGCGCACAAGGTCGAACGCGTTCTGGGCCTTGACGGCGTCCGTTAAGGTGTCGGTCAGGCCCAGACTGTCAAGAAGAGGCCTGTTCTCAGTGACAAAGCCGGTGAGCGCTGCTGGGTCAACACGGGTCACCATCTGCCCGGTTGCGGGGTCCATCTGCTGCTTCATCGTCCTCGTTGCTGCGGTGAGCAGCACTGACTGGAACGCGCCGTTGAGCGTGTCAATCTGAGAGTCGGCCATCTCAGCCAAAGGCTTGAGGCCGATTGTGATCTCGTTGTCGGGGCCCAGGCGTTGCAGCGCGTCCTCGTACTGACGTTTTGGAAAGGCCAACGCGCCGCGCAGTTCCGCCATCCGCGCCGTCGTCTGATCCATGTTCGATGGACTGAAAGCACGGCGCACGAGCATTTCTGGCGTCATGCGCTCTGCGCCGCGCCCGCTCATCGCCGTGATGTCGTTGGCATAGGTGCGCGTAAACGTGTCGTTCAGCGCTTTGGAAAAGGCACGTGCCTCGTCCAACAGTGGCGCATTCAATGATCCGATGTCATCCAGCAGCCCCGCTGCAACCGTGTCGTAGATGCCTGCGAGATTGTTGTCGCCCTGCGCCCGTGCAGTACGGGCAAGATTCATGATCTCTGAACGGTTGCTCAGGAGATCCACTGCGTTTACGGCCTTGAGCTTGGGCAAGAACTGCTGTGGCACGGACCCTGACTCAAGAGCCTCTAAGCTGCGAGCGCCCGACTTGTACGTCGTCCATACGTTGGAATTCACCCCGAGGCTTTGCATGATGTTGCGCAGTGGCGCAGGCAGCATGTCAAAGTTCTCGAGGCTGATGTCTTTGGTGCGATTGAGGAAGTTCTGTGCCGCGTTCGAGGGAACGACATCAGCAGGGCTCGCGGCTCCAGTGCCTTTCTTCAGCGCTTCGATCTCAAGGAAACTTCTGATCGGATTTAGATCGTTATAAATCCTTTGGGCGCGGGTAGGAATCGTGCTTAAGTATTCGGACCTACGCGTACCAAACGGCGGAGTGGTCGTCCTTAACTGCTGTTCTATGTCCTCAAGGGACTGTGATGCTTTTTCCCGCAAAAAAGGATTTGATCGTACATTTGCTTCGATGGCATCGTACTGCTTTTGCGTCATGCCAGCCGTTTTCATGGCCTCTTTGGCCGCAGCCGCCTGCGCATCCGGATCGACAGCAGAGCCCTTGAGTACCTGAAGCAGTCCCGCGCGCCACAGTTCACCCTCCACCATCCGGGCGTTCTGAAGTGCCAGCTCAACCTCGGCTTTGACCGTATCGCCCAGTTCGCGACGTCCCGCAACATCGACGCGTGGAATGCGGGCAATCTTTGCCGCTGCATCGGCTTCCGCTGCCGTCAGGCGGTTCTGAAGCATCTGGTTGAACGCGGTCTCCCGCATCTCTGCCGCCAGACGCAACGCTTCAGGGTCACCCACCTCGCTCAGTCGCCGTGTGAGAATCCGAAGCGCGTTAAACGCAAGTTCCCCTTGCTTTAGGGTCTCAGGGGCATAGCGATCCTTTCCGCCAAGGGCCAGCCGTGCTTCTAGCCCCGCCAACGTCTTGTTGCCCGTCTTCTGCGCCGCCGTCATCGTGGGAATGCCCTCAATGCCTGGGTCTTCCAACGCACGAATCAGCGCAGGGATGTCTTCTCTGTTTTGCTCAAGGATGTCGTACAGTGTGTTCGCAGCACGCGTGTACTGCCGCGTGCGCAGGGCTTCGGTTGCTGAATCACGTATTTCACCAAACCGTTCAACAGGACCCGCCATCCACGGCAAAGGATTCGCGGCATCGGCAATCGCCCGCAGTCCCGTCCCAGCCTTGGCCACGACGTTTTGCACAATAGACGATGGAGCCGAGAACAACACGCCCCCAATAACCGACCCACTCAAGCGAGGCAATGCCTCCCCAGGAGCCATCCCTTCAGCCAAACCAGCCCCTATACCGGATCCAAGCGAAGTCAGTGACTCAGCGGTCAAATAAGCCCCGGGCGACTTACGCGCCGACTCGCCAATCTTGGAGATGAAGGTCGCAATGCGGCCGCCCGTCTGCACCGGCAAGAAGAAGGCTGTCGGGGCAATTGCCATCGACTCGCCAATCGTCTGGCCCATGATCCGTAAAGGAAGATCCTCGGGCCGTGCCTGGGGAATCAAAGGTTTCAAACCTTGTCCGCCAAGGTAACCTGCAAGGAGCCCGGTTCCCGCGCCGATGGCCATGCCTGGGACGCCTCCAGGAGCACCGCGCACGGCCCCTGCCAGCATGCCTGCAAAAGGAAGGCCCGTCTCAGCCGCAGCCTCGGACATGCCGTAGCCGATCTGTTTCAGACCTCCCATGAATCCGCCTTCTCCAAGGTCTGAAGAGGTCGTATTTAAGAGGCGAAGAAAGGCTGCTTGATCAAACTCGGTGCTTGGCGCAACTGAAAGCCCGGAGGCATCAGGAGGCACTGGGACTATTGCAGGGCCGGTGTCCGTGGTCGGCGGCCGACGGAACTGCTGCGCTTGGATGTTGGGGGCCAAGCCTTGGGGCGACGTGCCTGTGGCGGAAGGAGGATAGCGAGGAGTCTCGCGGGAAGGCTCTTCGTCCAAGGGACGCGAGGTGGACTCGAGCAGTTTTTCAAAGTCATTCATCGATCACCTCGGATTAGTCTTTCTGGCGAATCTTACCGTTCGGGTGAATGTAGTATGCACCAGAGGGTAGCGCGAGGTAAGCATCCATTCCCTCTTTACTGTTGATGATCCGTGGCGGCATGCCCAGTTGGGCGCGGAGGTTCCGGACCTCTTCAAAGTTGGCGGCTGCCTTGCGAACGTCGGCGACGTTCATCGTGGGCGAGTTGTACGACCGGATAGCCCGTTGCTCAAGATTGCCGAGCAGATTGTCCAAACCGAGCAGCCTATTGCGGTAGGCGGTCGGGTTGTCGATGAACTGCGGCAGAGCGTCCAGTTGGTTTTGGATCTGTTGGCGCTCACTTTCTGTAAAGCGATCGCCCACAGCCAAGGAACGATTGATTTGGTTGGCTGCTACCGACAAGAAGGTCTTGGCGGTTTGCTCTTGCGGAGCAAGATTACCTAAGCCCGGGAACTTCGAGATCATCGACCCAGCAATTGCAATCGGACCCGTACCTTTCTCTGCTACGTTGAAGAAGGTGAACTGCTGTTCTTCGGGTGTCAAAGAAAGCGGACGCGTGTCCAAGGGTTTACGCCCCGGAGGAGGCACTGTCCCGGGAGCCGGGGCCGGTGCGCCAGGAGCCGCGCCAGCCGCAGGAGCGCCCACGGTCGGCGCGCCGAGGGGCACTTGGCCGCTTTGCGGGATGAGATCTTGCCGGCCGCGAGCGGTGAGCGCCGTGACAACAAACCTCGGAAGCGTCGGCACACGACTAAACCGCTCGCCCGTAACCGGATCGGTTGTCGAGGTTGTATTGCGGTTGATGTAATCCACCACCGCCGTCTCAAACATCCGATCACCCTCTTCGCCAATCGAACCTGAAGCAAAGCCAGGGGAGAGTTGATAGAAGGTATTGAGCTGTTGTCCCGTCAAACCTTTGCCGAACCCGGGCGTTGAAGCGGCTGACGCACGCTCTGCTGCGACTTGCAGTATGGTTGCGTTACGGTCCAGCGCGTTTAGGCGAGAGGTGATGTTGCGATCATCCGCGACACGTTGCTGAAGCTCCATCCGAGCCGTTTCAAGACGCTCACGCAGGGCAAGCCGGTCCGCTTCAAGCGCCTTACGCGTGTCCTTGTCCAAGGTTGCAGCGGCAAGTTTCCCTTCCATCTCCTTGTCCAAGCGCTCCATCCGCGCAACGTCCTGCGCTTGAGCAATCCGCTCGGCAGAACCCATCCTGTCACGGCCCAGTGCGTCGCGCATCTCCGCGATTCGCGTATTCAAAGCGTTGACTTGGTTGGCGATGCCCTGCTTCGCTTCCAAATTCATCGTAGTCGTCTGAATCTTGTTCTGCAACGCATCCCGCTGACGCTCGGCCTCGGCGATGTTGTTGGCTTCCGACACTAAGCGCCGGGTGTCGTTGTTATTTTGATTGCGAAGCGTCAACTGCTCTTGCTTATTGCGCTCAATCGCTGACTTGGCTTCCAAAGCTTCTTTTTGCGCCCGCTCACGGCGCTCACCCTCAGTCTCCCTGACCGCCTGTCCCGACAGGGTGGCAAGCAACCGATCCTGTGAGGTCTGCAAGCGCTGATTGAGATCTTGAATCCGTTGCGCTTCCTTCTCCGCCGAGCTTAGTGCAGCCGTCTTGACCGCGCGCTCGCCCTTCTCCATCTCCGCGACCCGCGCGCCGATGGTTCCGGGCAGGCCTTGAAAGGCCCCCGCAATGCGGGCCAGTTGCCCACCACGCATCGGACGTCCACGCTCATCCACATTCGCCGCATAGCCAAAGGCCCGTTGGGCCACGTCAAACAGCATCTGCGCCTGCGAGGCCGACCGGTCGTCGCCCAACAAGCGGCGATAGTTCGGGAGGCGCTGTTCGTACAAAGTCTGTACGTCGGGCACGGCCTGAGGCCTCTGCCCAAGCGTGGCTTCAATCCGCGCACGCAACATGTCCCGAACTTCCGGGCTGTACATACCGGCTGAGGAGGGCTCATCAACAGGGGTCACTCCCTCCTCATCGGACCCCTCTTGAAAACGCTGCACATAGCCGCCCTCTGCCATGGCGATCGGCGCTTGCTCCGGGGCCGGAGGCGCTCCCATCGCGCCCGGAGGCGGCATGGCACCGAGCCCTGCTCCGGGGCCCATGGGCGGTGGTCCGGGAGGCATGCCCGGGGGCATACCCGGTGCTCCGCCGGGAGGAGGCATCATCGGGGGCTGTGGCCCTTGGGCCATGGGCGCTGATTGGGGCAACCCGCCAATCCCGCCGCCTTGCGCGAGCACCGGCTGAAGCATCGCGAGCACCGGCTCAGGGGTCTCGGTTGCAGCGGCGTAGCCAACGAGGTCAGCCAGCTCGTCGCGGCGCGCGTCAATGGAACGCATGTCACCGCGCAGATTGTTCATGAGGATTTCGGGAGAGTCCGGGCGACGCTCCATCATCTCGTCATCGTCCTCGTCGTCCCCCTCGTCCTCACCGTCATCCATCGAGTCCAAGAAGCCCTGCATGATGCCGATGTTCTCGACATCCGCATCTTCGTTCATCGCACGGTTTTTCATGAGTGATCCTTAGAAAAGACGGCCCCCGCCGCCGCTTTGATTCGAGGCCTGCTGGGACTGCATCGGATTTTGCCCGAACGCGGATTGCTGGGACTGCATCGGATTTTGCCCGAACGCGGATTGCTGGGACTGCATCGGACTTTGCCCGAACGCGGATTGCTGGGACTGCATCGGACTTTGCCCGAACGCGGATTGCTGGGACTGCATCGGACTTTGCCCGAACGCGGATTGCTGAGACTGCATCGGACCTTGCCCAAATGGGGACTGCATCGGACCTTGCCCAAGCGGCGGACGTTGGGGCTGTCCGAACATGGCAGGCATCGGACCTTGCCCAAGCGGCGGACGTTGAGGCTGTCCGAACATGGCAGGCATCGGACCTTGCCCAAGCGGCGGACGTTGAGGCTGTCCGAACATGGCAGGCATCGGACCTTGCCCAAGCGGCGGACGTTGAGGCTGTCCGAACATGGCAGGCATCGGACCTTGTCCTAACGGAGGCTGTTGAAGCGGCTCGAACGGGGACTGCTGGGACGGCCCATACGTGGGCGGCTGAGGCTGCCCCATCGTCGACCTATAAAGCGCTCCGATTCCACCGCCCACTGCCGAAAGCTGCGAAATGCGCTGAAGCTGCTCAGGAAGAAGGCTCATGGGCTGACCCATTCCGGGCGACATCTGCATCGGCCCTTGGCCCAGCGCCGGAGGCTGGCCGAGTGCTGCTCTAAGCTGACTCATCTCTTCGGCTGGGATCGGCTGCGCCGGCCCTTGCGCCATGCTGGCCCGAAGCTTCTCCGCCATTTGTTGCGCGAACTCAGGGGTCGTGTAGGGATTTTGCATCGCCTGAGCCTGCGCCATGCCGGCCAGACGCTGCTCCGCCAGCCCGGCAAATGGCTGTGCCAGTGAGGGAAACGACTGCGCCGGCCCGGCAAGCGGCTGTGCCAGTGAGGGAACCGACTGCGCCGGCCCGGCAAGCGGCTGTGTCGGCGCGGGTGCAGGACGAGGCGCAAACTGCTCCGCCATCATCTGCCGTGCAGTCGGTCGATTCCGACGTAAAAAACTCCGCATTTTCAACTCCCCTTAATTCCCGAATAGGTTCGCTTTTTTCGCCCCAGTAGCTGCGGCCACCGCCCCGATGCCAATCCCCGCTGCCTGCTGGAACGGGCTGGCAGACGGCTGGCTCGTGGCAGTCGTCGCCATCTGACTGGACGGCGCGCCACGATAAATATCGGACAGGAACGCCGCCTGCTGGTACGGAGCGTAAACCCGCTGCAAGGTATTCGCGCGCTGCGCATCCATCAACTGCTGCTGACGTGCCTGCTCGGCCTGACCGACGTTGTACAGGAAGTTGACATCGCCCTGATACATCGCCTGACCCGTCTGGCCCAGCGCACCCTGCTGAACACCCAACTGACCCATCTGCCCGCCCAACTGACCAAGGCCCAGCGCCTGCTGCTGACCGATGTTGAACTGCTGACCCGCCAACTGGCCGATGCCCTGTCCAATGTTCTGGAACTGACCCGCCTGCTGGCCGTAAATGTTCGCAATCCCCTGCCCCGCCTGCATCATCTGCCCGGCGGCCTGCTGTCCGAGGCCTGCTTGCTGGATGCCCAACTGCCCCAAGCCTTGACCCGCACCAATCTGCTGCGCCGCCAAGTTGCCGTACAAGCCCGCCGCGCCCTGCTGCAACTGCCCCTGCTGACCAGCGGTCTGAGCTTGCAGTTGCCCGGCCTGTGCAAGCTGCTGCGCCGCGTTCTGGCCCAAGCCCGCCTGCTGCGCGGCAATCGCGGCCTGCTGCGCGCCCAACTGCCCAATGCCCTGCGCACCAGCCATCTGCCGCTGCTGCTGTTGCTCAAACGTGGCGATTGCATTGGCCTGCGCTTGGTTGTAGCCTTGGCTCAACAGATTCGCGATCGTCCCCGCCTTCTGCTCCATCAGGCCACGCTCAAGCTCCGCACGCTGCACACCCTCCCGCGTGCCCCCAAACGCCCCAGACCGAACCGCCTGAGCCGATAGGTTTTGTTGTGCAATCTGGCCTTGGCGATTGATTTGGCGCATCGCCTCGTCAATCACCTGCTGCTGATACGGGTTCATGAAGCCTTGAGCCGCAGCCAAGTTGTACCCCTGAGCCGCCCCACCCAACTGCCCCAAGCCCTGCTGAATCGTCTGCTGCGCGGCGGCAAAGCCCGGCTGTGCAGCAGCTAGGCGCGCTTCTTCTGCAGCGGACATGGCGGTCTGAACGCCTTGGCCAAAGCCCGGCTGCTGGCCTGACAAGGCAGCCATTTGCTGCGCTTGCGAGAGCCCTCCCATCCCCTGCTCGATGGCCTGCGTGGCAGGAGTCAGATTGGCCTGAGAGTTCAGGAGCGCAAGCTGCTGGCCCGTGGTCAACGCGCCAAGGCCCGAGCTGATCCCGGCCGCCGCGCCCCCTGCCCGCTGGATGGCCTGCTGTGCGTCGGTAAACTGCCCACGCGTATCGGCACCTCGCAGGATGTCCGCAGCTTCTCCGGTCGTTCTAACACCGCCTGCGAGCGACTGCTGGGCAGCGGTCAGGGCGGGGGTGAACGCGCCGATTCCGGTGTCGTAGGCGCTTCGGATCGCAGTCTGCTGCCCGGGGGCAAACGCAGCGATTTCATACGCGGGAATCTGTTGGGACAGCGGCGTGCGATCGACGTTGAATGCAAGATTCTGTGCCTCTTGCAACAACTTCATCTTATAGGCTTCAACCTCCGGGGCTTCCCGGACGATTTGCTGCTGGGTGGTGATTTCTGCCATTTATTTCCCCTTAACCGGGCCGCCTTCGAGCATCTTCATCATCTTGTACATCCGAGCTGCGCCTTTTCGCCGGCTACCGTTGCCCGCATTACGCACCGCACGGGCGGTGAACACAAACTCACCGTCCGACAGCATGGCCGGAATGGAGTCAGAAGTCCCGGTTCCCGGGCCGTTGATCGCGCCTGTTTTGCGCGGGAACTCCGTCGTGCGCATCTCACCGCCGCTCGCGGCCGTCCGGATGGGCCCGAGCGGAAGGCCGAGGCCGTAAAGGCCGCTTACATTGTAGGGCTGCGGGATGCCGCCAACGGTCTGAGTAACCCCCGTCGGATTGATCACTGGAATGCCTCCCGGAGGGGGCTGGATATACGGAGAGGGCGGGATATACGGAGAGGGAGGCCGAATCCCGGGCGAGGGCCCGGGTGTGGCCGGGTTATCCAATCCGCCCCGGAACATGTCTGGGTTCTCGCGTATGTAATCCAAACCCGTCTTTGGTGTAAAAAGCGGGTTCGGGTTCGAGGGCTCTTTTTTGAACGCACCAGTGGCGGCGGCAACCGCCGTACCAGCCGCTGCCAACGGAGCGTATTGACGGATCAGACCAGCATCCGCCGGCAGCCCGGGCCGGCTCGGGGAGAGGTATTGGTTGTAGAGGTCCTTTGCGCCAGTGGTCAGGCGGTCCAACATGCCGGGCTGCGCAGGATTGGCTCCCGGAGGCAGTAACTGCCCCGAGGCAGAGTACGGCGTCGAAGCAGTGGTTCCCATCTCCCCGGCAAAACTCGGCGCAGAGGGAGAAGCCATCAATTCACCGGTTGGCGAGTAGGCTCCCGTGCCCATCTCTCCGGCAAAACTCTGCATCATCGGCTGCTGCGCAGCCCCGGCTTGCAAACTTGCCGGGGCCGGCGGACCGGTTATCTCGGCAGAGGGCTGTGCCCCGCCCTGCTGCGCCGCTTGGGCCGTGGGCCCTGACAAGGCCTGCAAGCCCCCCGACACAAGGCCCGCCGTCGCACCCATCTTGAGCGCCTCTTTGGGCTTCATCCCCAAGAGTAGCCCCGCACCCGTGCCCAGTGCGCCGGTGGTCAAGCCCGTGTTCAGTGCGCTGCCGGCCGCGCCGGGCAACACACTGCCAACAGACTGAAGCGGGCTGACACCACCAATCGTGCCGCCACCGCCCACATAGCCCAGCGCACCGGAAATCAAGGCCTCTTTCAAGCCACCACCCGCCGCCAAGGCCGTGGTCGCCCCAGCAACACCCGCCGCAGCGGCCGTGCTGGTCATCAGGCCCATGCCGGCCGGCCCGAGGACCGTGGCCAACGCAATCGTGCCGATGATCCGGCCGACCGGGGATTGCAAGACCTTTTTGACGGCGCTGCCCAGCTTCTTGAAGAACTTCTTGAAATATTCCGGCAAACCCGTGTTCGGGTTGATCGTTCCAGATCCACCCTGAGCCTTGAGCATCGCCGCTTCGTCCGGCGTGATGTGCGCCAGCATCGTGTCGCCGTTCCGACCCTGCGAGGCCAGATAGCCGGCCATGTCGGCCAATCCGCCTTGGGCCATGGCCATCGGGGCCGCCATCGGACCTTCGGTCATCGGCTGCATCGCGCCTTGGGCCTGCGACATCTTGAGCTCGTTCAAGACTGCAAGGGCCGCGCCCACGAACACCGGATCGTACTCTTCCGGCATGTCGCCCGGGTCGATCATGTCCCGCGCCAGCAACTGCTGCAAGATCTGCTGGTAGTCTTGGGGGTTGTTCGTCAGGTGCTCAAAGACAGAGAGAAGCTGGTCAATCTCACGCGGGGTAAGGTCCACATCCGCCAGATTCTCGCGCAAGGAGGCCTTCATCTCCTCAAGCGCCTGAGGATTGGTCATGCCCAGAGCGGTCTTCGCCGCATCATAGGAGTCCGCGCTTGATACAGCCGTCGGAGCAGGCTGCTCAGGCATGCCCTCCCCCATGGGGAGCGACATGATTCCTTCGTTTTCCATAGAAGTCCTTTCCGTTAGTGGCCTATAGCCCTGTAAAGGGCCGCGCGCCGGAAAAGGACGCGTTCTCAGGCCAGATTATCTGCTAGGAAACGCCCCGTTGTCCACCGATCAGGTACGATCCATTTCCAAATACGAAAGCCAGAAGTCCACATCTGCGGTTGACGCTGTCACCTTAAGCACATCTCCAGCCTGCATAACCAACGGCACGCCTGAAAACGCATCCAACGTCTGGCTGGTCGGCAAGACATAAGTCTTCAACATCTTGTAGGGCGTCGCCCCACCCTCCGGATACAAGGTCACACTGATGTTGGAGGTGCTGGCATTGTCATTCGTCACACGCAACGACGAAACGACTGCGCTATTGGCCGCCGGCGTCGTGTAAAGCGTCGTCTCGGTCGCCGATGACGGGGTCAGGTACTTCCTCAGATACTTGTTGGCCATGGTCAGCCCGCTGAGACAAAGTTAATGGTGAGGATTACAGAGGGGATCTCAGGCCGCGTGGGCGTCGATTCGGCCGCATAGTGCTCAAGGAACACATCGGTGCTGCTGGCCCACCAAGCGATCTCAAGGTAGTGGGTGCTCGGATCGTTGACCGTGAAGATTCCGGTAATGGCAGGGACAATGTGAGACCAAATTGAGCCACTTTTACGCGCCGGAATGTCAAAGCGCGTCCGGCTGCTAGGATAGTTGACGCCTGTGTCCTTGGCCCAGACCTCAAACTCTTGCACCGCGTTGCTGCGGTTGGAGACCTGAAGCGTGAACGTCACCAGATATTGCCCGGAACACGGGACATAGATCTTGCTGTTGTCCACCACCCGGATGCCGTTGGTGAGCGCCACCACGTCGTAGGTCAGAAGCTCTTCAGTCGTCGTGCTGGTGAGGTCCTGATCCACATTTGAGACCAGCATCGCATGCGGCAGGATGATGCCGTTGCTGTGCTGGAAGCCTCGGATCCCGCCCGCAAACCCGCCGCCCGCGCCTGACCCGGCGGACATCCAAGTCGCCGCACCGGCCGTGTTCTCACTGGTAATCGGCGTGTAGGTGTTGTTGAGCTGGAAGACGATCTGCTCAAGCGAACGAACCAACTGGTTAAACTGCTCCGGGCTGTAGTTCGTCGTGATCGCATTCGGCAGGCGAACATTGTTGATCTTGCTCATCTGAGGCCGTCCGGCGTGATATCGACCCGCATCGTCCCAAACCGCCAGTTGCTATCGAGCTCATCACTCTCGATCCTAAGCTGGATCTGTCGGCCCCTAGCCCGGGTATCCACCTTCTGCGTCGTCGGCGTGATGACATACGGATCCAGTGAACTCGGACTCGCCGACGCCTGCGGAAACGGCCGCAGAAGCAACCGCACCGTCAGGTTGCCGACCTGATTTTTAAAGTCCGGGATGAACCGGCTCATCAGGAGCATGTTGTCGCCGTCGCCGATGTCAAAGTAGCCCGAGACGATGTAAGCCGGCAATGGCTCATCGATCGCGTTGACCCCGTCCTCTTGGTTGTACACCGTTGTCCGCCCAGCCGTCAGACCGTAAATGGTGGAGATCGTCGCTTCGGTACTGTCCGGCTCATACTCGGTGGCAATCGGCTTTTCAAACGACCCAACATCCCGCCACGCGGTTCGCGGCATACTGCCCACGGACCAGACGTTCTCCAAGTAGTTGTAGGTCACGAAGCGGTCGATGTAGTCGCTCGTGAACGAGCAGTACCACCACGTCACCTCGTTGAACTGCGTGTTGATGCCGACATGCACCTTCTGCGCTTGAACGACGTTGAGGTCCTTGAACACATAGTCCTGCACCGTGCACGCCAGCTTCTTGACCGTGCCGTCGAAGACAAAGAACGCGTCCTTGCTCATCCAATACGCCACGCCGTTGACGTCAGCCGACGCATGGGGCCCGATACAGCCACAATTCGCCCCAAGCTGCTGAAATCCGAAGGTGTAGGGCGGACCCAGATACTGCTGGCCATGGAGCGAGGTATCCGTCCAAATCAGGATCTGACCTCGCGATCGCACTGCCGTGATGATCTCATTGCCGTCCGTGAGCCTCTGTCCGCCGGCCGTGTTCGTGGCCGTCTCTGCGAAGGTGTTGATGTCCTCCTGCGCCGAAAAGCGCACAAACATCGGATCCTGCGTGCCGGGCGAGCCGATCGTGTTCTCTGTGCCAAAACAGACCAGATGCCGATCAGGCGTTGAAACCAGCGCGTATCGGCTCCGGGTGGGCGCGCCTGAAATCGCCGTCGCACGCGGGGACAACGTGATATCCGGCGTCCACTCGTAGATGCCTCCGTTGACAAGCTGGAGGATTAGGACCTCCCCAAACGTGTCAAACTGCCAGACGCGAGACAGGAGAAGAATCGGTACACCGGAAGTACGGGGCGTGCCCCACGTGCCACTGCCCCAAGTGCCCGTGCCCCAGCCGTAGTCAAAGAAGCTGCGGTCATCGCCCACACTGATCTGATACGCCGCATCGGCCGATCCAGCCGCCGTGGCCGTGCTGGTCGCAGCGGTCGGCGAGGTGATTGCGTACTCGTCCGCCCCAACCACCTCGATGATCTGAAACTCGTTGTTCAAAGAGGCGTTGAGTATGCCGCCCGGATCGCCGGTCGTACTGCTGAATGTTACAAAGTCACCGACTGACGCGTCATGCCCAACGTCGTTGACCACGACCCGGGTTAACCCGTTCGTGGTGTCAAAGGTGACCGTTCCAGTCGCGCGGATGGGGGTGATGTCCGCCCAGTTGCCCCCGGCAAACGCATAAACCTTCCGGTTGGTGCCCACCACCGCATAAGGCGTCCCGTCCAAGGCATTCCAAGTGAATACCTCGCTGGCCATCCCCACCAAGTACTCAGGCCCGTCGTTGAACCACTGCCAGCCGCCCGTCTTTTCCGGTAGCCCGTAGCGAAAGCGGATGTAGTCGCCGTCCACCCAGCCGCCCTCAGCACCGTATTCGGTGTTCTGTTTGTCGATTCCGGGCTTGAGAAAGAGTCGGAGCAGGGGCATTTCAGTTTCCTGTCAAGGCCGCCAGCGCCTTGGCCTCCGGATCCGGAATGACCTTGTTCAAGACCTTGCCGGCAAAAGGCAAAAGAGCACTGAGCATGGGGAGCATATTAGGCCTCCGTTATCCCGGGGTAAAGCTGTGTGGATCAAGAAACACGGACAAACAATCCAGATTTCCATCCATATATTGGAGTGAGATCATCGTACGCCATAAGATATATTGGTCGCCCCATACACCTCCAAGTTCCAGAAAGAGACGATCCACCTCCGTCATATGTCGTATTGTTATAACGAAAATACTGCCCATCAAAATCATTAAAAAGATTAGAAGGAGATGCATTATCTAGCGTTGTGGTAAACCCGTAACGCAAAGTCGATCCTGCAACAGTATCACCAATCGCAAGAGGTCTGGTATTTGTTCCAGGATGAGTACCAGGAACATATAAACAAACAGTATAGCTACCAATAGAATCAACGGATGTTTGCGTTACAGCACCGGTCTGACCGTTGACACTTGTAACGCCGCCGTTTGCCGCGTTTCCAGAAATGCTAATACCCCAAGTCCCACTTGCCCCCGTCCCGGTTGTGCTCGGCGCACCCACCGTGCTGTAATCAATCGTCCGTGCAGCGGACCCGTTAAAAGTCGTGCCAGCCGCAGCACCGCCCGACGTATTGAACGTCACAGCATTGGCAACCGACCCGGCAGAACCGGTTGTGTTTTGATTCAGGGTCGGCACATCCCCAGCTTGGATGGCGCTCATCACGACGTTTGTGCCATTGCCTCGAAGATACTGCCCCGAAGTCGTAGCCCCAGCGAAGGCGTTCATCGCAGCTTGGGCAGTAGTCTGACCCGTGCCACCATTACCCAGCGGCAATGTTCCAGTCACCCCAGTCGTCAACGGCAACCCAGTCGCGTTGGTCAGCGTGCCAGAACTCGGCGTGCCAAGTGCCCCGCCGTTCACAACAAACGCCCCGGACGATCCCACGTTCACCGCAAGCGCTGTGGCGACGTTTGACCCTAAGCCCGACACGCCCGTGCTGATCGGCAAGCCCGTAGCATTGGTCAGCGTGCCGGAGCTTGGCGTACCCAAGACGCCGCCGTTGACGACCACCGCCCCGGACGATCCCACGTTCACCGCAAGCGCAGTGGCGACGTTCGTGCCCAGTCCGCTCACACCCGTGCTGATCGGCAAGCCCGTTGCATTGGTCAGCGTGCCAGAGCTCGGCGTGCCCAAAACACCGCCATTGACGACAACCGCCCCGGCCGTGCCGACGTTGACCGCCAGAGCCGTTGCGACGTTCGTGCCCAGCCCGGCTACACCCGTACTGATCGGCAACCCCGTCGCATTGGTCAGCGTGCCAGAGCTCGGCGTTCCAAGCACACCCCCGTTGACAACCACCGCCCCGGCCGTGCCCACGTTCACCGCAAGCGCCGTTGCGACGTTCGTGCCCAGCCCACTCACGCCCGTACTGATCGGCAGCCCCGTCGCGTTGGTCAAGACCCCCGAAGCAGGAGTCCCCAGCGCAGGAGTAACAAGCGTCGGGCTGACAAAGTAATCCACCATCTGCACGACGTTCGTGCCGTCCACATACAGATGCGCCTTCTTGCCATTCGGCACCGTCACGCCCGTGCCGGCCGAGGTCTTGACCGTGATGCTTTGTCCGCCAGTCGTGTTGTTCTGGACGATGTACTGCTTCTGAATCGTCGGAACCACCAGCTCACGGGTCGTGGACAATGAGACGCCGGACGTCACATCAAGGACCAAGGCTCGCGCTGCTTGGGCCGAGTTGCTGTCGGTCAGCGAAATCGTCAGGTTCGCGTCACTGGCAAAGTTCGGATTGCCCTTGCCCACGATCGCCTGCTCAAGCGCCGTGCCAAGATTGGTGTTGGTGACAGTGCCCCACGTGTTTGACTTCTCCCCCGTGGCCATCAGCTCAATCTTGAGATTCGTAGAGAATGTACTCGCCATGATTCCGTCCTTTATTGTGACGCTAGGTCACAACCTCGACCCAATTCGTTGTTTGGCTGTCGTCCACAGTCACCCAGTTCGTCGTCTGACTGTCGTCCACGGTTGCCCAGTTTGGGACTTGGTTGTCGTCGATCGGCCCCCAGACCAACGCAACACCGACCTGCCCGATCCCCGCCACGCCCACCGGGAACACACTACAGTTGCCGGTGATGACAACTGAGCCGACTTGGCCGGTGGCCGAGACACCTGTCACAGGCACGGGTGTGATCAGCTCTATGGTAACCGAGCCGACCGCTCCTGTCGCGCTTACGCCTGTGACAGAGACGCTTGCACCGGCAGCTATTGCGACAGAGCCCACCTGACCTGTAGCAGACACGCCAGTGACGAATACACCAACACCTTCACCGACCGTAACAGACCCAACCTGCCCAGTGGCCGAGACGCCTGTTACAACAACCGGCGTAATCAGCTCTATGGTAACCGAGCCGACCGCTCCTGTCGCGCTCACGCCCGTGACAGAGACGTTGGCATCACCAGCTATCTGTACGGAGCCCACCTGCCCCGTGGCCTGAACCCCGGTAACGAAGACTGAGGTGACCAGATCAACCGTAACCGACCCTACCTCGCCGGTAGCCGATACTCCGGTCACATCAACCGACGCATCCCCGGCCACATCCACTTGGCCAACTTGGCCAGATCCGGATACGCCGGTCAGGCTAGTGTTGGCATCTCCGGTGACGGTCGCCGTTCCAACTTGGCCAGTAGCCGCGACCCCCGTGACATTGACATTGGCGCTGCCGGTGACCGCAACATCGCCCACCAGCCCTGTGGCCGAGACGCCCGTGACATTGACATTGGCGCTGCCGGTTTCAACCGTAACGCTGCCAACTTGGCCGGTTGCAGTAACGCCCGTAACATCAACGGAGACGTTGGTTCCACCGGGCGCGGCAAAGACCCAGCCAAGACTGCCGTTGTTGGTGGAATTAGCGCCAGCGTACCAAGTCATAGCGGATATGCCCTCACGCCCGTGATGGTGAGGTAGTCTACCGATATATCACCCGCTCCGGTATGCACCAAAGTTGCCGGAGAGCTGGCTGAAGTCCCCTGAACCGTCAGCACCCGGCCTGCCTCGCCTGCCGCCGTCCATTGAGACACCCGCTGGGTGGTTGTACTGAGAGTGATATTGGTCGCGCCGGTTGCTTTATAAGTATTAGTGATGTCCTTGAAGGTGTTATTGCCGGTGATCGTCAGAGTTCCAGCACCGCCTTGGTTGAGGGTGATGTCAGTGTAGGCGATACCGCCGCCAGCAAAAGTCTTGGCAGATGCAGATGTGA